GACGTGTGCTCTTCCGATCTAAGAAAAGAGCTTGCCACCCGGCAAGCTCTTTTCCGTATTTTGCGCCGAGTATAATTACCGGCCCAGCAGATAGCCCCAGCTGGCGGCACCAAGGATGCCATCCACGCCAAGGTTGTGGTCAGCCTGCATTCTGCGCAGACCGGCCTCCATCTTGGCGCCAAAGAGCTTGTCGCCGCTCCAGATTTCATCCGGGTAATAGCCCTTGTCCTTCATCAGCAGCATGGCGGCCCGGACATCGTTGCCCTCCATGCCACGGCGCAGCATACGCAGTTCCATGTTGATCGTCTCCTCCTTCGTCGTCGGTGCGGGTGCGGAATTGGGCTGCTCGTTCAGCAGTGCCTTGACGCTGGCCTTGAACGCCTCCCACTCCGCATTGTTCTTCCCTGCCATCTGCCGGGGGCAGGACTTCCCGGTCACGTCGTAGTGTCGCAGGACATAGGTGTCCACGCCGGAGATGCCCAGCAGCTTGCACAGCTCCGCCGTCAGCGCCGCAGCGTTGGCCTTGGTGCGCTCGGAAACATGGTAGCTCCCGGAGCAGCACATCTCGATGGAGATACTGTTGGTGTTGCGGCAGAGGGGATGTACCGGATCAGAAGAGCCTACCGCCCACGCCCGGTCACAGGCCGGTACGGACTGGTAAATGCTGTCCTCGTCCACGAAGTAGTGTGCGCTGGCCTCCCGGTCGCCGCCTGCGAAATACTTGCAGTTTGCCTCGGCGGTGTCGCTGACGTTGCCCGTGTAGTGCAGCACCACAAAGGCCACGTCCCGCCCGCCCAGCCGGTCATAGGTCTCCTTGCTGGCCGGGATGCTGGTATTGATGGGGATACCGCCAGCCTTGGCGATGGGATATGCGGCAGTAATGCGCTTGCCCATGGCTTATTCCCCCTTGCTCAGCTGCTTGACAGCCTGATTGATGCCGGTGGCCGCCAGACCGCTGACGATGCCCACGGCAATGGCGGTGATGGGGTCACCCGCCGGGAAGTCCGGGATGGGTGCCAGATAGTAGCTGACAGCCCCCAGCAGACCGCCGCAGACCCCGCACAGGATGGGGATCCACTTGTCGTTCATGCTGCTGGCCTTGCCCACCAGACCCACGAGGTAGGTGATGACGGTGATAACCGCCACGCTTGCGATGCCAAAAGTTTCCATAATTGCTCCTTTCCGTGCCAGATTCGGGCACAATCCGCTTTTAATTGTTTCCAGCCTGCTCCAGATCGGCCAGCCGGTGGTTGATTACCTTGATCTGCTCCTCCATCACCGGGACCCGGCGGGCGAAGTTATTGTGCTCCCGTACCTCACGGGTCAGCTCATCCAGCTTGGTGTCGGTGACGGCCTGCTGCGTGTCCAGCTTGGCCTGCACATCACGGGTGGTCTTGTTGCTGGTGATGATTACCCCCAGCAGCGACAGGCCGCCGGTGATAAGTGCGACGATGATCGTCTCGGTCATTGGTGTTCCTCCTCTCCTATGTTTTCCACTTTCCCATCACCCGCAAGGCGACGACCTGCGCCCCCAACGTCATGGATGCTGCCCGGAGCAGGCGGAAGGATACCGTCTTATTGGCATAACTCCAATCCACGTTGGCGAGGATATGCAGGTTGTCCCCTGTGCCGGTTACAACCACGTTGCCGGTCACGCCGAAGGGCATAGACAGGCGGATAATGTTGGTGTAGACCATGCTGCCCGCGGCGGTGTAGCTGGTGGGAGTCACGGTGCCACGCCACCACAGGTCCGCATAGCCGGATGCGTACTTTTGGTACGTCCAGTTGCCGCTTATTCCTTGCTCAATGATATAGTCCTTGATGCCCAGCGCTTGCCGCAACTCATCCAGTGTGGCTACACCGGTACCGCCGGACTCTACCGGGAGCGGCTGGGCAAGGCCCTTGCCCAGTTCCACCGGCTCGTCGAAGGATGCCGCCAGACCCACCTGGAAGGTATCCTCCTTATCGCACAGCCGCCCGATGCCCACTGAGCCCATGCTGTCAGCAATGTGCATCGAGGTATAGGCGGCCGGCAAAAATCGGTTGGAGGATGCCAGGGACTCGAACGCATCCACGGCCACCATGCGGACGTCATATTTCTTGTTTGCGGCGGCTGCGAATACCACAGACACATCCGTGGGGCTATACTGCCCAGCGGCTGCCGTGGCCACCGTGCTCCATGTCTCTGTCCCGGTCTCCCGTGTCTCCACACGGTAGGTGGCCGTGTTCTTGCCGCCCAGGGCCGTGATGGCCCCGGAGAAGGTGGCCTTGGCATAGGCCCCCGTGGGGTCCTCGGTGCCGTTGGCCTTGCAGCGGACCACCTCCAAGGCGGAGATGGTGGGCGAGACGTAGGGCGTGACCGTCACCGTCTGCGTCACCGTCTTGGTGCGGCCACGGGAGTCCGTAGCGCTGGCCGTGACGGTCAGACTGCCGGAGGCGGGGAGGTAGCCTGATGTGGCCGTGTCCGATGTGGCGGACAGGATATCCCCCACCTTAATGGCGTAGCTCTTGATGGTACTGCCCTGCACGCCTGCGGCGGTCAGCTCCACCTTCAGGCGGCTCTTGCTCTGGATATAGCCGCCGTAGGTGTCGGCCCGTCCGGTGGGGTCGCTGATGGCCACCGTCAGCGTGGGCGTCATGGTGGACGGCACGGAGATGGTGACGGTGTAGGCCCGGCTGCCCAGCTTGGTGGAGCCGCTGTATGTCTCCACCGTCATGGTTCCGGTGCCAGATGCGCTGTTGGGTATCTGCGCCGCCAGCGATGTGGGCGGCGTCCAGCTCACCGATGCCGCCGATGTCTTGGTCACGATGGTACCAGATGCGGAGCCAAACTTATAGGTGATGGTGCTGGTGGCCCCGGAGACCGGCGGCGTGATCTTGATGGTGGCCGCCGTCCCCATGGTCATAGCGCCATAGGACAGCGTGGCCGCCCGTGGGATGGTGGGTAGCGTCACGCTGCCGGACACGGACAGCGTCCGGGGTGTGTAGGAGCTGTCAAAGCCACAATCCCAACTGGCGGAGAGCGTCACCGTCTTGCTGCCGTCGCTGTTGTGGTCTACCGTAATGGTCTTACTGCCCAGTTTATACCAGCCGGTAGAGCTGTAATAGTACGGGTGCCATACCTTCGTGCCCTGGAGGATGTAGTAGGCCTCGTTGCTACTCTCGTTCTGGGAGTAGCCGGTGCCGTCGTATATCCACAGGTCGAGGGTGATGGTGCTCTGGTTCTTGGCTTGGTTCTGTGCCGATGAGTAGTCCAGGCGCAGCTGCCAGCCGTTGGACTTGCCGCCATAGATACTGGCCACTTACTTCACCCCCTTCACGACCACGTCGCCGGAGCCGTCCGCCATGAAGGCCACGTTGCCGATGATCAGGATCGTCACCTTGACTTGGTGGGTCTCCACGCCGTCGGCGGTCAACATCAGCTCCGGCGTGTTGTTGCGGATGAACTGCATGACGTCATTGTCCAGCCGGAGGAGTATTTCATTGCCCGTTTCTCCGATGAACAAGCCCTCGTCCGTAAACCTAAAAGCCTTTGTGATCTCGCTGTACTTGCTTTGCAGGTCACCGTCCACCTTGTCAATGCGATTGGTTACCTTAGTGATGTTAATGCTCAGCTTGTCCGCCAGCAGCTCCAGCTTGGAGGACATCTCCTCCTTGTAGCTGCCAAACTCGCCTGTCTCTACATAATTTTGCAGGGCGGTGAGGATGATGCTGTTGAGGGACTGCTGCACATCGGTGATCTGCTGAATAGTGGACTCCGTCACCTGATCCAACTGTTGCCGGGTATCCTCCTTGATATTTTCCTCCCGGCGGTTGGTTTCCTCGTCCCGCCGCCGGTCCTCCTCTATCTGTGTCCCGGTGTAGGTGGCTCTTGTAGCCCCCATGGTAATCTGCGTGTTGCCGGGGTCCAGAATATCCGGTGACAGCTCCAGCAATGGGTACGAGGCTCTGTATCCATGCGGCGTGCTGGCCAACAATGTCATGCGCCCTATCCTGAAGTGCTGTACCGCATCTTGCCATCCCAAGTCTACCGCCCGGACGGTAATAGTCTCCGGCATAGCAAGGCCGTTGTCTGCCAGCGCCGCCTTCGCCTTAGTCTGCAGGTTGGCCGGGACGGTCACATCGTCCCACTTGATGCAGCGGGTAATGCGGCCATGAGCGGCAATACCGGACTTGCTATAGATGATCTTGCCACTCTTGACGAGATCGTCCGTCAGGTCAGTGTCTGACAGCTCAGCGATGGTCAAGCCATCCTTCCCCAGCGGCAGGATGGCCGTATAGATGTCTGTGCCGTCCAACTCCGCAGTCAGATCCAGCAGATTGGCCGCAAACTCCACCGGCTGCGTGTTGGTCAGGGGCAGGTCTGCATAGTAATCCAGATAATTGCCGTCCGTCTCGTAGCGGATCAGCAGATGCCCGCCCAACGAGGAGCCGAAAAGTTTACTCCTAATTGCCTCCATTGTGGTCTGATAGTCGGTGCTGCTGCGGGTAATATAATTGTTAGGATCCGTCACTGTACAAGTGCCGGGCTTGAGCTGCTGCTCGGTAGATACCTGTGCATTGTGCTGGGCCAAAAGCCAGCGGAACAGATACTCTACCACATTCCCGGCGGCCGCTGCCTCCTGATACCCGGCGTCCTCCGTAAAGTCCTCCGGATATGCGAATGGCTCGATGATACTGTCATTGAGACAGGCCAGCAGGCCCTCGGTCTCCACAGTGTGGACACCGTAGAAATCTATCGTGTCTCTTGTAATGCGGCCCCGGTAGATAGGAGTAGCGCCGTCTGTCAGTTCCACCACGCCGCTCATTTTACGAATCTTATCCACATACGGATGCTCCGGCTGCAGCAGGAAGGACATTTCGCCAGCCTTGTCCACTGCCAGATGGACCTTCGGGTCCCGGATGATCAGCCTGTCCTCCGGTGTGGCAAGCCTTGGATCGTACAGGATATAATCCTCATATGTAAGGCGGTACATTATAGGCTCGCCTCCTGATACTCCACGGAGATGGTGCCGGTGCCGCTGGCCACCTTGGCCTTGAGGATGTTGATCCCAGCCGCCAGACAGATATCTGCCCGGCGGTATGTGCCATCGGACAGGGTGATGGTGCTGCCGCCCCACAGCAGAGTGGTGGCCTGCTCCACTGTGATGGTGGGGATAACCGGCCGCCGCTCGTTGGGCAGTGACAGCTGTTTGTAAGCCGTCCCCAGATCGGAGCGGGCCACCGTGGTAGGCGTCAGCTTGTAGCGCCAGGGATCTGCCAGCATCGTCACCGGGATCCTCCCGCCATTGTACTCACTCACTGTGCCTATTTTCAGCGTGCCCATCCGATAATGCGTTGCATCGGGCGGAAATACCACCTTCACACGCTGGCCGTGGTAGCTGTTTAGCAGTTCCGTCCGGATACTCGACAACTCCGCATCTGGTTTCCCGGCGAACAGTGTGAATGTGATCTCCACATCATCAAACACCGGTTCTCCGGTCAGCGCACGACTGGCATCAATGCTGCCGTCCATTCCCGGCACGGTGTATCTGGTCTCCCTTGGCGATGGGGCCGGAATGACGGCATCCGCCAACAGGCACAGGCCGTATTTCTCCAGCATATCCACGCCGTTGATGCTTATACCGTACAACATATCACACCACACCTCTTTCCTGCTTCCCACTGCTGCGCCGCAGGCCGGTGTCTACCCAGCCCACTACCTCGCCGCTGTCCAATACCACCTGCATCTTCTGCAGGCGCATGACCAGCATTTCCAGCAGCGTGATGACGGAGCCCAAACCGGCATCCGTCTCCGCCGGTCTACCCATATCTCCGGACACGCTCATGGCCAGTCTGCTTTCCACACTGCCCGTGGTCATTTGAGTCACTTCATCCATGGCCGATCTGATGGGGTGAAGGTTATCCGTAATACCGTCCGCAAGACCCTGATCCAGCATCTTACCCATCCAAGCCATCTCGGTAGACGGCGAGTGGATGCCGAAGATCGACTTGATGCCGTTTAAGACGCTTTTCCCGAAGCCCTTGATCTTATCCAGCACCCAGCCGGTTACATCACTGATACCGTTCCACAGGCCTTTAACAAGATTGCTGCCAACGCTCCCCATTGCATCCAGCAGGCTTCCCAGCACCTTTGGTACAGCACCAATGATGCTAAGGAGCGCCTGTACCGCCGCAGACAGTATCTTTGGCTGTGCGTCAATGAGCGCTTCCGTAATTGTCCATATGATGTGGGGCAGCTCCGGTATCAGCGCATCAATGATGATGGGTATCGCATTGATGATCCCGTAATTCATTTGCACCGCAGCGTCCACGATGGTCTGCACATTGGAGGTCAAGAAGGAAACTATCGTCTCGATGATTTCCGGTATCGCCTCCAGCAGCGGCGGTATGATGATCGGGATTGCCTGCACAACTGCGTCAAACAACTGCGTAGCCGCCGCCAAGATGATATCAATGCTTCCGCTCAGGCACTCGGTGATTGCCGTCACGATCATAGGCAGCTGGGCGACGAGGATCGGCATGGTTTGCGTGATCCCTTCAAGGATAGCGTTCAAGATGCTCCCTCCGCCTTCCAGCAGCTGAGGTACACCTTCCGCAATCGCTTCTACGATGTGCGGTATCATCAGGGCAATATTCAGAGCTACGTTCGGGATAGCCTCCGCAAATCCCTGAAGCATCCCATTTGCTGCCTGTATTCCGGTCTCGATAAGCCCCGGCAGAATAGCGACTACCACCTGCATGGCCGCAGCAGGGAGCGTTGTGATGACATTTGCCAGTGCCGGCAGGAGGTTATTTGCAAAGTTGATAATGGTCGTTTTCAAGGCGGCAAGCGACGGCGCAACGTTTTCCCCCAGCGCCATATTGCCCAGCACATCCTGCAGGGCCGCCTTCACAGCTCCCATAGAACCGGAGAGCGTTTCTTCGGATTCTCTGGCAAAGTTTTCTGCGTACTGCTCCGTCCGCTCGAAAAACATTTGCATGGCAAGCTGCGCCTTCTCCGCATTGCTGGCTGTATTCCACTCGAAATTGATGCCCTTCTCCAGCGCATAGGCCTGTAGCGTTGTGGCGTTCATAGCCACGCCCAGATTGTCCATCATGGTAAAATTGCCCTTTGCGGCACCGGCGATAGATTCCAGTGCCATAGAGGTGTCAATGCCCATAACCGAGGCCACATCCGCCGCCCGCTGCATGGCCTTGGCCGTCAAGTCAAGGCTTTCCTGCTGCTGCAGCCCGGAGCCCTGAAACAGGGCTCCCATTTTATTGGCCGTGGCCATGTACTCCGATGCGCTGGTGCCCATGTTCTTGTAGGCCGTCTTTGCAGTCTCCTGAATGGATGCGGCAAAATCTCCGAATACCGCTTCTGTACCGCCGAGGTTCTGTTCCAGATCCATTCCCTCTGTGATGGCCTGTTTGATAGTAGTTCCGATTCCAATAGCGGAGATGGCCTTTTTGATGGCGGTGCCCAGTCTTGCCCCTGCATCGCTCCCTGCTTTTTCTGCAGGGCCGCCCATTACCTCTTTCAGGTTATTGGTCATACCATCTGCAGATGGTAGGATCTGCACATATGCCTTTGCCAGTTCAGTCGCCATAGATGATCCGCCTCCTTGCTTCCTCGAACTCTTCCGGAGATGCGAAGCCTATTGTCTCCGTCTGTCCGCCGGTCATGGCCTCGATAATAGACTGCGGACGATTTACACCACGCTGTCCGTCTCTCGTCTGGTGCCACACCAGCAGGCCCAGCCGGTCAGCAATGGTCGCCAGCAGCATGGTTTCTGTGTCAAACTCCTGTTTGTTGAGCCGCTGCATGATACGGCTGTCTGCCCTCAGACCAAAAGCGAGGGCTGCCAGCATCCTGCCCGGCAGCCCTCTCAGATCATAGATGTGGTAGGTCTCCGCCATGTCACAGATCAGCGCATCTCGATCCACGGAGATCATTTTGGCGAGGGCCATTATTTTTTTCCGGAGTCACCCAATGCGGTGATGATCTCGGCCAATGCCGCAGACACTGCCGAGATAGGCACACGGCCCTCCTCTGTTTTCAGGTGCTCGTACAGAGCCTGCTTGCCGGTTTCTCCCAGCAGCCGCCGCAGAACCTCCGGCACCTTCAAGAGGTCCCCTTGGTCCAATGCCGCCAAATCCTCGATCACCAGAATATCGTCCATCACAGCCGGGTCCATGTCCCACTCGAAGCCTGCAGCGGTTTGGACATGCATTTTTTCCATATGCCCTCCTTACGATGCCGCCTTGATGTATTCGTAATGGGTATTCCCGCTGCCGTCCGGCTCTGCGGAGATGGTGACAGCGTAGCCAATGGCTCCATCATCCTTGTAGGCGATCTCGCCTACCTCCGTGATTGTCCCTTTCGGGATCACAATGCGCTTCAGGGCGCCGCCCTTCAGAATCATGTCCACTGCCCAGCAGCACGCTTCCGACTCATCCGCATTTGCCTTCACTGTGATCCCTGTCGCCAGCGTCCCGGTAACGTTGTTCTTGCCGTAAACAGCTTTCAGCACATCCACATTCATGGACTCGATCAGCGTCACCTTGAATTTGTCCGGCTTGGATTTCTGCGGCGTCAGTACCGTGTCCCCGCCCCACGCCTTGACCTCCTCCGTTTCCGGCGAGTTCTCGTTGGTCAGGCCATCGTCCGAACAATAGCCCAGACTGGCGAAGGCCTCATCCAGTGCCGTCGTGGCATCAGTAGGCAGCGTTGTCCCCAGCTCCGCACAGCTGACTGCACCGCCGATTTTTGCTTTGCCGGCAGATACATTTGCGGTATCGCTCATATAGCACCTCCTAAAAAGTAATGTCATATACCGCCTGATAGCGGTATGTCTTGGTTTCAGTGTCCGTATAGTTGTAGTCACTGTTGAGCGCCGAGCGAAACACCTCTGGCCGCTCCGGCAGCGTATCCATGGTTGCTTTTGCAGCCTCGTTAATCTCTGCCGCACGCAGTAGGGATATCCGGCTGCAGGACTTCACTGCGATCGTGGCCCGCTCGATGTGATCTGTACGTCCGCTGCCGGTCTTTTCGATGATAATGTACTCATTCTCTGGCCGCTCCGGAATCTCCAGATAGCACGGCAGCTTTGTTTTCTCTTCCAGATGACGCAAAACAACGGTCTCAATCACTTTCCGCCACCTCCCACAGCTTTCAACAGTTCATCATGCTTCAGGCAGGCACGTATAGCACGCTCGCTGGTTGCGTGGATGCCAACGTTCCACCTCTTTGCGCCGCAGTAGTCAGATATCTCATAATCTTCAGACGGCAAGCGGGCCATGATCTCTTGCCCCTGCTCCATCAACATATCGTGTACCTCGTCGGAGCGGAGCAACTCCCGCACACCGGTGAGCTTAATTTTCAACTTTGCCACAGCAGCTCTCCACCGTCACTTTCTGATTCCACTCCAGCGGGATCAGTGCCTCTATCCCTCTTATCGGCTTACCGATGACCCGCCATGTCTCCCCGAAGAATTGGACTCGCTGACCCTCCCAGATATGAGGATCACCCTTAGGGATAGCCAACTGGTACTCAGCCCTTCTGCCGGTCAAATTCAGTGTATCAAGCACCTCTTGTTCACTGACAGGGGCCACCAGCACATTTTCCACAGGGATAGATATCTCACTGTAAGTAGGGCGATTGAAGGCATCTGTACCTGTCTGCTGCTTACTCAGCAGCGTCACGGTTATTCCGGTCATACAGCTCGATCACCTCCACCCTCTGGCGAAGCAGGCCCAGCCGGGCCAGTTCCGACCGTTTGATGAACAATCCGCCGCCGGGAACCAGAAAGGTCCCGCTGACGGAATATCCCAATGCACTCTGCGACATTTGAGTCATGGGGGCACCGCTGGTAGGCGTCATGATGGTCCTTGCGACTACATCAACAACTACGGACTTGACCACGGCGAGGAGCACCCGCCCCTCCTGCAACATGGTGTCAAGATTTCTTCCGACGTTTAGTGCCTCCTGCCTGAGGCTGTCTGACACCAGCGGCAGCAGCTTCTCGGCCCGCTGCTTCTCCTCCGGTGTCAGTGCTCTCCACAGATCTATCACGTCCTGCAGTGTCGCAAAGCTTTCGCTCATCTGCATCCTCCTTATGCTCAGGGGCAGGAGGCTGCACGGCCTCCCAATCCCCACCAGACACGGTGCAATCCGTCTGGATCACCGCACCCGTGACTTTATTTCTGTATTCCATCAGCCGCCGCCCCCGCCAGATGCGGCAGCCTTCACCAGCGCAAAGGCATTGGGCGCCAGGATACCCCAGCCGAGGTATGCCTCCGCACGCAGATACACCTGATTATGACCCTTCAGGTCACCCATAGTCGTATCGTTGTCGGGATTGCCGTAGCGGATGATCTCCATGGGGATCTCCTTGGCAAAGCCCCAGCGGAAGTAGTTAAAGTCGCCCACCAGCGCCCGGTCGAGGCTGGAATTGGCGGATAGGGTCAGGTTGCTCTCAGCACGCAGGCCGTTGATGGTGCTGGGTGCATTGCCCCAAGCCAGCTCCGGATAGATCTTGCGGCCATCGGTGGCGACCATAGCCGCAAGAGCGGACTTGAACGCCGGGGCCATGATGATGCCATTGACGTCGTACTCGCTGCCCTGTACCAGAGCAATGGCCGACTCCACATTGGCATCCGGCTTATCGCTTGCGGCAATGGTCACCGTCTGCGTAACCTTGGAGTCGAAATGATTGGTGCCGATCACGGAGGACGCCGCAGCCGTGCGGGGATTGATGCCGTGGAAGGCCATCAGGTCGAAGCCCTTGGCCAGCTTCGCTGCAAAGCCATCGGAAAAGGCCCGCATATAGTCCAGTTTCACATCCTCGGACGAATAGAGGAATTCATCCGAAATGCGAACACCGTATTCCACCTTCACGGGAACGACGGTCACAGGCGTAGCGGTGGCACCGCCCTTGGACTTCGCTCCATTCTCGGCTACCACGTCCACCTCACGGTCCAGCGAGAAGGTGAACTCCTTCATTCCGTTAAAGGGGATCGGCTTTGCCGGGCACAGGGCGGCCAGTGCGCTCTTGCCCTTGGTGAGGTTTACCAGCTCCGGCACCAGCTCCTCCGGGAACATACTGCCTCTGCTCAGAATATCTGCCATAATTTACTCTCCTTTTGTCAAATTCTGTGTAAGCTGCCGCAGGGCAGCTTCCTTCGGGTCCACAGGATCACCCTCACAGTTTCTCAGGGGCGGTGCTCCCTTTGCTTTGGCAAACAGGGATGCCAGCGATTCCGCATCCTGCCGGATGCTCGCCTCGTCCTCTCCTGTCAGTCTGGATGCCATCGCAGCCGGCAAACCGAGTTCCAGCGCAACTTTCGTTTTTACCGAGTCGGTCTCGTATCGCTTGTTTTTCGCCGTCAGCTCGTCAATCTGTCTCTGCAGTTCTGCGGTCTCATCGGCCCTCTGCTGCTCCGCCTGCTGGAAGGTGCTGATCTGCTCCTCATAGGTGCTGATTTTTCCCTTCAGCTCGTCATAATCTGCGTATTTTTCCGCAGTGACCCGGCGCTCACGAGCCAGCCGGTCCTTAATTGCCTCGTTGAACTCTTCCTGCGTGGTGATGGGTGTGAACTCCATGCCTTGCTCCTCTCCCCGCTTACCCGGCGGTCGGTATTCATGTTAAAATCATACAGCACCCCCGCACGTAAAAAGTCGCCCCGTTTCGCTGTGCGAAAACGGGGCGACTGTGAATTATGCGATTAGTAGCTGATACGTTGCTTTACTGGCACGTCACGGGCCTCATTGGCCGCTGCATATGCGAGGATCACACTGTCCAGCAGCGAGATTTCAACGCCTTCTTTGATAGAACGATATCCGAAGCCGCCGTTTGAGCCGATGGCTCGTTTTTCGCTGTTGGTGGCCGCCTGTTCCAATGCCGGCTGCCCCATGTGGCAGATCCTGCCGGAATACAGGCCCTGTTCAAAAGAGGCGTTGGCCACAATGATCTGTTTCACAGACGGCAGCTCTGGAGGTTTGATCTTGGCATCCTTCATCTCCGTCGCCAGAAGACTCTGCCCATTGGCGCCGTCCACCACCACCTTCCGAACAGCCGGTCCCGCCGCCCGGATAAAGTCTATGATCCATCCATTGCCCGCTCGGACCGGACGACAGTCTATGGACTCCACGAAGATCCTGGCATCCGTGGTCTTGATGGCAATGGACAGACTGACATACTCTCCATCGTGGCCATACTTCACGCCGACGAACATTCCGCCCTGAAGCTCCGGCAATACCATCTCTCGGAGCTGCCGCCATTCATCCGGTGTAATAGCTGACTTCTGATTGTACCGTATCCAGAGGCCCAGACGCTGGATATTGAAATCGACCTTATCCGAACCGATCTCGTCCGCTACCGCACGCTCCTGAAGTACGGTGCCAAGAGACGGATTGGTCCGGTACCACGCTTCCCGGTCATGCGGATCTGTCTCGTGCTCCACACTCCATTCGGCCCATCCGGCATTTTCCTTCGTGCCGGCCAACACATCGGTGCGGAACTTGGTAAATACCGTGCCGCTGGATACCGGTGTGGGCGGCGTCCCGATGAATATGGTCTGCGGATTCTTGGAGTCCGTCACCACATACTTCAGGGCACTCTCCTGGTCATCCTGATACTCCTGCGCCTCATCGATCACCAGAAGGTCGAAGCCTTCGCCCAGACCGCCCTTGCTGGTGCGGGTGCGGAACTCGATTTTCCCGCCGTTAGATAGCTCGATGTGCTCCTTGCCATATGCTCGATAGGAGGACACGATCTCTACGCCCTCCAGCTTTTCCAAGCGATCGTATAAGCGCTCCCAAGCAGCGTGCGTGGTGGTGGTCCGGTGCGCCGTGTGCAGGATATGTTCCCCCAGCTCCGCCAGTCCGTACATCTCACGAATCAGCAGCACCTCATTCTTACCGTTCCGGCGAGGAACAGAAAAACCGAACTTCGTGTGGACCCACAGCCCCTTCCCCTGCGTGCAGGCCATCATGTCCTTCAGCATCCGCTTCTGCCACTCCTGGGCCTTGCGGCCGCTGGTATTGTACAAAGCCGCAGCCTTTGTCCCAAGGCTGCGGCGATACGGGAGGATATGCGATTGTGTCGGCGTCTGCTGCCCTTTTCGATTGGCCATATCAGCACCTCTCGATTTCTTTCACCATGTTTTGAAGCATAGTGTCCAAGTCCATTTCGTCCAAATAGAACCGGTCTCCATCCTCCAGCGCATTCTGTCTCGCTTCCTGCTCTGTATCAGCGTACTCGATCACGAGTGCCGCTTGACCCGGAAACGCATAGACCCGGAAAAACGCTCCATCTGTGGCAACAAAAAACTCCTTATCATCCAGAACGACCGTCCTGTATTGCGCAGAAAGCGCCTTCCGCACGTCTCTTAGGCGTTCTTCAGTTAATTTCTTTTCCATCAAGTCCATAGTGGTGAGTACCTTTCCTTCCAGTTGAAATTTTGTAATACGCTCCATTATGGTGGCTATGTTTCTCTGGGTGATATTGAAGAATGCCTCCATCTGGGAAGTTAACTCTATAGCCCCCACCATCCCCAAACGACACATTCCTGATGGCTCCTCGTCCCAAAGGTTTTACTTCGTAGCCATCTCTTTTCAAAGCCTCCATTAACGACTCAGGCGTGAATGATTTAAGCCTCGCTGGATGCTCAGCCAGTTGCTGCGGCAACCCTCCAGCATTTACGGCTTTGCGTTTTTCCAACAAGTCATTCCCAGCGGTATACCACTTCCGGCTGTGTACATCTTGCACCTTCCCCGTACCGGGGTCGTAGATCACAGCACAGCGGCAATGATCGTGCCTCCGGTAGAAGTCGGGTTTCGGTTCCGTTCCATAGTCGTATGTCCCCGCCAGCGCCGCACACCACTCGCAGCAGCTGCCCACCACCCGGCGGGTGATTTTGGGTCTCATGCCCATTTGCCGCAGCTGGTCGGCGTTATTCCGCACAAAATCATCCACGAAGCTCTGCATGGTGTTTTTTACCGGCTCATCCAGCACATAGGCTACATCGTCAAAGCTCTCGCCGCTGCAGGCCTTTTCGATGATAGCCTTTACCCGTCCCTCATCCATGCCGGTCCATCTGGGATTGATCCCGATTCCTGCCCGACGGCGTAGCTCTCGCTCCACCTCGTCTGCGGTCGTGGTGATCATCTGATGCCCCGTCTGCATAGCGGGCAGGATGGTCCTCTGGGCGATATTATAATACATTTTCCCGTCCGGTAAAACCCCTGAATTGAGTTTTGACACCATTACCGTGGACACCAGATCTCCCACTCTGGCTGCATAGGCCTGTGTATCCATGTGCGTCGCCGTTCCGGCCTGTATCTTGGTCAGGATTGCTGCGATTTTCCGATCTGCCCGATATAGCTCTTCAAAGCTCTGCTGCATCTTCTGCAGCAGCTGCAGTGCTACATCATCCGCTTCATTGCCCTGTACCCCTTGCGTCATCTTCTGGATGAACGACAGCGTTGTGTCCAGGCTCATGCGTTATCCCCCGGCTGGATGCCGCTGATATCCCGCATGGTCCGCTTATCGAAGTACCCCGGTATCGCCTGATTGATTTTCAGGGCGGCGTCTCCGACCTGGGAGAGCGTCGCCGCATCCGGCTCGAACACCGGCTCCCATATCGGCTTGGTCAAGTAGAGCTGATCTCTCCGGTACTGGTAATTGTCCCGCAGACACGCCGCCAGATACCCTGCATTGAGAAAGCCGCTCCCAAAGGTCCGCTGTGCCTTTCTGGCCGTCAGGCGCATGGTCTCATGCGCCGCCTTGATTGCTTCCGATGAGCTGGGGTTGTCCGACGGAAAGCCAAGATCATCCAGCGTCAGGCCTGTCTCTCCGGCGAAAAGTGCTGCAAACATCCGCAGCTGCTCCGTATGCGGTGCCATGCTCTGCTGCTGGAATTGCCCAACGGTGGGCGAATCGCCGTCCCCGTCCTTCCCGAACGCCAACAGTGAACTCATCGATGCCTTCCATGCGTTCAGCGCTTCATGGTCATCTGACAGCCCCACCACCCACTTCTGTGGGAACGAATAATACTCGGCGCTGACCTCGGAGCGTTTGACGGTCCGCATAGCGGAGCCCACCAGTGACATACAGGCTCTCGAAATACGGCTGTGTCCAAACGGCCGCACCGCATCCGGTCTATAGATGATCGGCACCAGCAGCGGCCGCCCTACCGGGTGATAGTCCACCCGCACCAGCTTGCCAGCTGCAATGTACTCCGTGCGGTCCGATGTGAAATATGCCTCCAGCTTCGGAGCCCCGGTATCCGTACGATCCAGCACCGCATAGCCCTCATCCAGCAGTCCCGTAATGGGGTCGATGCAGCCGGTGGCATTTCCACCGTCAATGACCTGCATACGTGGGAAGCCGTCCTCATCTGGCGAAATGCAAATAAAGCAGCAGGAGGAGATCAACGCCGACAGGACAGCGCTGTCGAACAGTGTGTCCGGGTTGTTCATGGCGTAGATGGTGTTCAGGTCAAAGTCATCGCCCCGAAATTCACAGAATTGCAGCCTATCCGCCAGGCTATCTACTGCCCGTCCGCACCACCCAAGCACGGATCTCCATGTTTTCAAGCTTGGCGGCGTGGAGATATCAAAATCCGCCGCCAGGTGCTTCATCTCGTAGTATTCATACCGTGTGAGCACTCTGGTTCTCTTGGCTGCCAGCTTTCGGCGCATATAGCCAATGCCCTTCAGTTCGTAAGCCATTTGCCTCTCACCTCCGTGTATTTCTCATGTGTTTTTCGTGTGTTTTTTTGCGTACGGACGGCGTGAACCTCGCACGCACGTGCGGGAGGGGGGGTACCCCCCTATCCTCGATAGTTCTTCCAGTCGAACGACTGCGGCAAATTGCGATTGGAAATCAGCTGCTGTGCGGCGCCTCCGTTTTCCGCTTCATTTGCCAGTTTGTCCGCCTTTTGCCGGTTGCAGGCCCAGTGTGCAAGCTGCAGATTCTCGATGTCTGATGGGTGCCCGCCCCGTGCGATAGGGATGATATGATCCACACACGGAGCCATCGGGTCTGGATAACGCAAGGTTTTATCTACCGGCCGGCCACATATCCCGCAAATTGTTTGCGTTGCATAGATGCGCTTTTTGTTCTTGTCAAAAGCGGTCCTGTGCGGTCCAGCCTGATCCTCACGGTATACTCTCGGCATATGCCCTCACTCCTTCAAGTATTTTGTATCACAAAATACTTGCGGGCGGGCCGCCCCGTTTGGCACAAACATATCCAGCATCCAGAAGAATTTCGCACGATACACCCGGAAGGTATCCCGATTGCACGGCAGTCCCGCCGCCTCCAGCGCAGCCAAGGAGCAGGATTCCGTGACTTGCTTTCGTATGTAGGCCGCCAAAGCATCATCCGTCGTTCTTCTCAGCGCCGCAGTGATTTCGGGGCTCCTCCTATGCTGCACACAGTATGCCTTCAATTCACGGTACCTGCGGGCCGGAAGCCTATACCGTTCCATCTTCCCCTTGTAATTTCTCACGGTCTCCTCCTTTCTCCGGTGCCAGATAGCGGATGTAGTGGCAACCGGTGGCGGCGTCATACTGGCTGGACTCCAGCAGGTAGGCACGGGCAGGCTGACGCATGGCGTTAGACGTGTGGACAATGCGCTCCGTGATCTCCGGCTGGATCATGTTGCGGCTGGTGGTGTAGGCCTTGGCATCCGGCACATCCCGCCGGGCCTGCCGCAGCATATACAGCGCCACCGGCGTATAGTCGTGCTGGCCACGCAGCGGCTCGGCGTAGATGGACCCCATGCCCCAGATATCCTCCAGACACTCCTCTCCCACATACCACGCACCATCACGCCACTGGATTCCGGTACCGGTGAGCACCATGTGGACGTGGAGCCGCTTCCGTGCGCCGGTCTCTCCGTCCTTCTCGGAGGGCACCGCTACCCACTTGAGCTCCACCCCCAGCTTCCGCAACTTCCGCCGCAGGCGACGGAGGAAGTTGCCCAGCAGGCGGGACAGCTCTGCATAGTCGCCGCCGATCTGAGCCAGATACTCGTCTGTAAACTTGCACGTGACGTAGAGGTCGCCCTTGGAGAAATTGCAGTTGAGCGTCCTGGCCAAGACGTGAACAGCCCGCCGGGCGTTCTGGTCCCGCTTGGCGGAGGATGTGTTGCCCTTCACCCGGCCTGCTCTTGCCTTGGTGTTGGCCGGGACCCAGAACTTGCTCTTCTCAATCACCCGGCCCGCCTTGTAGGTGCGTATCATCCATTTGCCTCCCATCGCTTTTTCCTCCGTGGTCCTACTCTTAGGCTCTTAAGAGCCATCCAAAATACGCACGTGCGTGCGTATATATAATGAGCGTCCGTTTCCTCCTGCGCTTTCGCCCAAGGAGCGGACTTGACTGTCCGCCCCTTGGGCGCTGCCCTGCCTCCATCTCAGGAGGAGCCGCATACCAAGTATGCGGAGCCGGTCCTTACGGGCTCGGCTTCTACAGGAGAAAAACAACGTGGGAGTCGGGCGTGTGCGAAGCACCCGGCTCCTCCGACGGTCTCCGAAACGCAGAAGGCCGCCGGAGGAACCGCCGAGGTATATTCCTCGGCAGTCTCCGTTAAATTATCGTTTCTTGGGGCGGCCATGCTTGGCATTTCCCGGCAAGCCTTTTTGCCGGCGCCAGCTGAGGACCTGCGAATATTTGACCCCGGTGATCTTGGCGATCTGTCTGTCTGCAATGCCGCCCTCATAGAGCCGCAGGAACTCTTTTTCCTGTGCCTGGCGGCTGCGGCGGCCCTGCTCCTTACTCAGTCTGGATATGCTGCGGAACGGGCTGTCCTGGCGCTCGCCCTCCTGAAAGGCGATGCAGGGATACCCCTCCGCTTCGCATAGCTCTTGCGGCAGGGCGTGTGGAAACGCCAGCCGCTTGCTGACTCCCACGATATCTATGTAAGCACAGCTCCACAGGGTGGTGTTGTTGCGAAACCGGCATTTGCTGCAGCGAGTCTCCGTCTCGACCTGGGTCTCGATGATCTCCAGCGCCTCGTCAAGCTCCTTACACCTCGGCATGGTCGTCACCTCCGTCGTGTGCCACCATGCCGAGGGTCAACCGCCGCTCAGCCTCCCGCAGAATAGCGCATCCGTGGATACCGCAGTTATGCTCATATCCGCAGCCGAAGCAGGCAAGACTGCCTGTCTCCACCTTAAGACGGCGGATAGCCCGCAGCAGGTCAGGCAGCGCTATGCCGCAGCCTTCCGGCGCAGTCTCTTTGGCCTTGTCACATTTCCTCCGGTATGCCCTGAGATCATGCCGCCTTACGCACTCCTGATAGTCCGGGCAGTCTTTACATCTCATACCCACGCCTCCTGCTGCTGTGCCAGTAGCGCACGGACAGCACCGGCCAGCTTGCCGCCCTTTTCCGGGTCCTTTTCTGACACCCGGCCCGCCGCCTCCTCCAGCCGCCGGAAATCCTCCTGCACGGCCGTGAACCACGTCCGAAATACCGCCGTATCCGGATCCGCCGCCGAGAGCCGTTTCTGGAGATTTTCCACCTGTGCCGCCGCCAGTGCTGCCCGGCTCTCTGCCTTTTCCAGCGCTTCCGCCGCCTGACGCTTGGCCTCCTCCATGTTTGCCGCCGCCTGCTCCGCTGCGTCCTTCTCGATGCGCCGGCGCATCTCCTCCATGACGTCCTGCGGCACCTCCGGGTTTTCCCGCAGCTCCTTCAGCGCCGCCCGGCTCTCCTCCGCTGACTTTCTGGCCATCTCCGCATCCTTCTTGGCCCGCTCCAACAGGCCCTTGGCATTGCTTGCCTCACCTCTTGCCTCCTGCAGCTCTTTGGCGATCCTCTCCGCTGCGGCCTCCGCATCCCGGCGGGCCTCGTCGGCCTTCTCCGCTATTTTCGCCGCCTCATCGAGGGCGTCCTTGGCACTCTTGGCGTCTGTCTGGGCCTCGTCCCGTTCCCGCAGCAGCTTCTCTAGTTCCCGGCTGGAGATGTCCTCCACATGATGCTCCTGAGCAAACTCTTCCCGCTCCTCCGCCGGCAGGGCCAGCAGCTTCAGGGCGTGGGTATAGGGCAGTTTCCCAAGCGTTTGGGATTCTGCGTCCCCAAACAGAGAGACCTGTTTGGCCCCGTACTCCTCGAAGATCCGCATGAAGTTCTGGGCGGAGGACTGGGAGAATTCCACCTCCTCCTTCAGCCACTTCCCCCACTGCCCATAGGGCAGCATGGCCTTTGCCTCCACCAGCTTCCGTCCGATCTCGATGGCGTAGCCCAGCACCATACACTGGGCCTGACGGTGCAGCTGCCGGATCTCCGCCGTCACCGTCTGGATATCTCTCTGTGCCGCCATAGGCACGTTGACAATGTCGCTCATTTATGCGATCTCCTTTCTTTTGGGCTGTATCGGCAGCCCATGCTTATCTCGTCTG